AAACATACTTTCTTGCTTAATATTTCCCATAATGGTAGCAAGAGAATTCTTATCATCAATAATAGTTCTTTGTTGAAGATAAGAAAGAGTAATATTTTCAGCGGGAGTACAACCAATACATTTCCAACTCTTATCAGTTTCTTTTCTCTTATCCGAAGCATGAGCTATAGTAGTTGTAGTAGCTAATGCAATTAAAATCACATATATCAACTTCTTAAAATTAAATTTCATACCGTTTCAATAAAGATATTATATATAGTAACATATTTTACTGGAAATGCCAACCCCTGATAAGAAATCTTTATGGAATGGGAATATAATGGTAAAGAATACCTATCAGTTGAGAAAGGTATAGAAGGTTTTGTTTATATCATAACAAATGATACAAATAATAAAAAATATATCGGAAAAAAATCCTTCTGGACTAGAAGGAAAGATAAAAAAACTGGTCGCAGAAAAACTAAAGAAAGTGATTGGAAAAACTACTTTGGTTCTTGCGACGAATTAAAAGATGATGTAAAATTATTAGGAAAAAATAAATTCAAAAGAGAAATATTATACTTATGTCCACACAAAAAATCCATGTCCTACTACGAAACTTATGAGCAATTCAAAAGAAATGTATTAATGGATGATGGATATTATAATACCAATATAGAGGGGAGATTTTTTGTCAGTGAAAAAAATAACATATATGATGTAGTATTAAAATCTAATTCTTATTAGATAAAATACTTTCAACAGAATCTCCAATACTATTGGGATTATCTTTACTAATTGGTAACATATAAATCATTATAGTAGTAGCCAACAATAGAAAAAAACTAATAACAATAGAATTAAGTTTCATAATTTAAATCCAGAAAAAGTATCCCTCTCAACATCCTGCTTGATACCACCAACAATATATGATTCGACTTCAGTTTCCTGTGGAGCTACCTGAAGTCCTTTACTACTAATCCAGTGCTGAGTCCATGGTAGAGGATTATGACTTGCTGGAATATCATATATTGGTTTCATTCCAATCGATTTCAATCTACGATTAGCAATCCATTCAACATATTGACTCAAAAGAATATCATTAAGACCAACAATACTACCATCTCTGAATAGATAATCAGCCCATTTCTTTTCTTCATTTACAGCACGTTTAAACATATCAAGAACCCAAGACTCTTCCTCCTTAGCAATCTGTTTCATTTCTGGATCATCACCTTCCTTCCATTTGTTTAAAATGTTTTGGGTGATTGCGAGATGTTGGTTTTCGTCTCTTGAGATGAGGGATATGATCTTTGCAGATCCCTCCATAAGCTTAAGCTCACCAAAAGCAAAAGAGCAAGCGAAAGAGACATAAAAGCGAATACCTTCGAGAATATTAACATTAGCTATAGCCCTATAAAGTTTACGTTTTACTTCTTTAATCTCCCACTCTGATGTTGGACAATCCTTCATATCAGGTTTCCACATATTACTCGTTCCCCATTGCTGAGCATGATTAATAAAGTCATCATATGCTCCAGTAACACTAGAAGCACGTTCTAGGATACGATCATCAGAAAGAATAGTATCAAATACATCTGAAGGATTAGTATAAACATTCTTAATGATATAGGTATAGGATCGACTATGGATCATCTCCATAAACCCCCACACCTCAATACAAGCTTCCAGTTCAGGTAATGAACAATAAGGAAGAAATGCCATTGCTGGACCCCTACCCTGAACACTATCCAACATAATCTGATACTTCAGATTAGAACTATATATATGCTTTTGTTCTGGTCGAAGTGTTTGATAATCTCCACGATCTTTTTGTAGAGAAACTTCTTCTGGTCTCCAGAAATATCCTAATTGTTGCTTTGTTAGATTTTCAAATGCAGGATACTTATAACTATCATATCTTTGCACACCAAGAGGTTTTCCAAAAAACATGGGTTGTTTTTTAGTATCAACTTGTTCAGTATTAAATACTGTCATCCCTTTAATATTAGATTGAGCAACTGTCACAAGATTCCTCCTCAGAATTCATAATATCATCAACTAAACTATTTAAATTTGGTACACTTTCTTCTATATTATCATGCCATCCAATAGAATGTGATGGATCTTCAATTTCATCTGTCTTCATATCATGTGTATTCTGATAATAAGAAGTCTTCCAACCTAACTTATAGGTAGTCAGAAGGTCCTGTGCCATTACGCTAACAGGAACTTCAGCGTCTGGGTAATGCTCCGGATTATAGGACCAGTTTCCAGAAATCGCTTGATCAAAGAACTTCTGCATAACTGCAACAATATTAATATACCCAGTATTCCCAGGCATATCCCAAAGAAGCGTATAATCGTTCTTAAGGGTTCCGTAAGAAGGTACAATTTGTTTAAGAGGACCTTTCTTCGACTTCTTAATGGAAAGGTAATCTCTAGGAGGTTCGATTCCATTCGTTGCATTTGAAACAATGGAGCTTGATTCTGATGGCATCTGGGCGGACAGTGTTGAGTGCCTAAGTCCGTGATCCAGGATAGATGATCTAAGAGACTCCCAATCATGGTTCAACTCCTTATTACATATCTCATCCACATCAGTTTTATAAGTATCGATTGGTAAGATACCATCAGCATACTTAGTTCGTCCAAAATTCTCACAATATCCTTTCTCCTTGGCAATCTCATTAGATGATTTAAGAAGATAATATTGGAATGACTCAGAAAGTCCATGAACAGCATCCCATGCCTCTTGTGACTCATACTTATGACCCAACTTAGCAAGATAGTGTGCCAGACCAATAAAACCTATTCCAAGAGATCTCCGTGCCTTTGTGGCTCTTTCTGCAGCAATAACAGGATATCCTTGATAATCAATCAATTCCTCTAGACCACGAACTGAAAGGTCACACAATTCTTCCAATTCTTTATCAGAATTAACCTTACCTATATTAATAGCAGAAAGAATACAAAGAGAAATTTCTCCTAGAGTGTCGTCAATATGGCTAATAGGTGTAGTAGGTAAAGTAATCTCTTGACAAAGATTACTCATATAGATCTGATCCTTAAAGGAGGAATGAGAATTGCAATGATCTATATTCATAATATAAATCCTACCAGTCTCTGCTCTCTCCTTTAATAGATCAAGAATTAATTCTTGAGCATTAACTGTTGACTTGGGGGTGTATTCATCTGACTCGTAACGGCAATATAACTCATCAAAGCTATCGGTCCCAAAACTCTCATACAAACCAGGAACATCATGAGGGGAAAAAAGCGTGATTTCCTTACCTTCGATAAAACGTTCATAAAAAAGTTTTGAGATCTGTATACTGTAATCTAACTTTCTGACTCTGTTGTCTTCTGTTCCTTTGTTATTTTTGAGGACGAGGATGTCTCTGATTTCTTGGTGCCAGATAGGAAAGTGGACAGTTGCTGATCCACCACGGATGCCATTTTGAGTACAGCATCGAACAGTGCTCTCAAATTTTTTGAGGAAGGGGACCACACCCGTGTGTTGTACTTCCCCTCCTCTGATTCTTGAATTGATCCCCCTGATTCTACCCGCGTTAATACCAATACCAGCCCTCTGTGCAACGTATTTGCCAATAGCCATATCAGAACTAAAGATAGAATCGAGGGTGTCATCGCTATCAATGAGAACACAAGAAGCAAATTGACGGATAGGGGTCCTAACGCCAGCCATGACGGGAGTTGGAATGTTGATTCTGTGTCTACTGATTGCGTCGTAGTATCTTCTGACATAATTAAGCCTCGTTTCTTTAGTGTAATCTTGGAACATAGTAAGGGCGATCATAATATACATGAACTGTGGAGTTTCAAATATTTCCCCAGTACTACGATCTTGTATCAGATATTTATCAACTACTTGTCTCAGTCCAGCATATGTAAACAAATAGTCACGTTCATGATCTACATATGTACCAACTTTCTCAATATCTTCTTTTGAATACTTATCAAAAATACCCTTATCATAATAATCAGAATATGCCAACTTAGTAATATGATCCATCAATGATGGTGATTCATATTTTCTACCATACAATTGCTTTCTTACAGCAAAGAGTAACAATCTCGCTGCAACAAATTGATAATTTGGATGTTCCAAATCAATTAAATCACTTGCACTTTTAATCAATATTTCCTGAATCTCTTCAGTACTAATACCATCATAAAGTTGAATACCAGAAGTCATCTCTACTTGGCTTGCTGATACACCCGCTAGTCCATTACAAGCTTCAGCTACCATGAGATGCATCTTCTCTAAATCTAGAGATTCAAATCTACCATCTCTTTTTTTGACCTTTGTTCCATTACTCATACTTTTTTCCAGGAATTAAACTTAAGTTCTGCTTCTAATCCACTATATGTGTTTGATTCTACCACTTTTTGAACTTCATGTCCAATAAGAACCATTTCATTTATATCTTTTTGAGTTATACTACTTGGCCAGATGACAACTTTGTCACCTCTTCTGATACTTCTTTCAACGCGATCGACAATCTCTTTGTTACGGGGTTCATTATCGTAAGTATAAACAATATCGCAACCTTTGAGACATACAATGTCACCGTCACTGCCACATAAAGCCAAACTATTGTTGAGGAAAGTGCTGTCAAAGGGTCCTTCGACCACATAGACTGGTAATTCTTTATTAATTGTATCGAATCCATAAATCTTTGGAGCCTCCTCATCTAACATGATAGTAATATATTTAACATAGCTGTGATGTATAGATCTTCCCTGAAATCCAATAAGTTCTGAATTCATAACAAGAGGAATAATTATTCTCTCATCATCATAATCCAAATTATCAAAGGTAGGTTTAATTGTATTCACCCACTCTTTAAATTTTTCAACATAATAAAATTCCCCATCAAAAATTGCCCTATCATAAAGATATCTTTCAGATATTTGGACATCAAAAGCTGATGGTAACCCCATATTTATCTTTTTCTTAAAGGTGGGTTTTTCTTTATCCACTTTTTTAAAAATATCTTCAGGAGTACTAGTTACAAAATTCTTTCCTGTATGCCCACCCTTAAACTTTTCAAAAATATACTCCTTATATATAACTGGATCAAATTGCTTTAAAAAATTATTAAAGGAAATATTTAATCCACAATTATGACATTTAAAATTTGTATTATTTTTAACCTGGTAAAAATAACCTCTGGCTTTATTTTTATTCTTCTTAGAATCCCCACATAATGGACACCTAAAATTATAAAGTTGTGGTTTTACTTTTTTAAACTTCTGGAGCCTTGATGATATAGAATTGATGTATTGAACATCAACATAATCCATACAAATCTATCAACTACTTCTATCTATTATAACCTGATGGCTACTAGGTGACAAGATATTACTTAAAACTTTTTGTCCTGCGGGAGATACGATGAAACTAAGAAGACTAAGAGCACCAAAAATAGTCCACATTTTCTTTTCCATAACTCTAAGACGCTGATCAACCAATCTAATATCTCTTTCACAACCTTTCTTTATCTCATCCGATTGTCTATTTACTTCTCTATGAAGGCTCTCTATTTTCTCAAACAATACTGCATCTATTCTATCTTGTTTTTCTAACTTCTCATTATGGACGGCAAGAAGCTGCCCCATCTTAATGGAGTTTTCTTGTAAAGAATCCACTACTCTTTCTAACCGCTCTAGAATAGCAGTGTTTATATCCTTATTCATATCTAATTATCTTCTTTCTTCTTCCAATTCTTTCTAAGTCCCTTCTGGTAAATATATCTTTTTCTCATTGGCTTAATAACTGGATCAAACCCAGCTGTTGGTCCCTTTGCATCAGAAGAACCAGAGAATCCACCACTGGCACCAGGAGCATTAGCAACCATCCCATCCTCTCGAATAATCTCTTTTATTCTATTAAAAAGATTCCTATTCTCCATTTGATACTTTCTCCAACTCCTTTAAACAAACCTCATCTATATCAATATCATGGATATAACAATGCGGAAATTCAGGAAGCTTATTTAAAAAAACAATAAATGTTTTAATTGGCGACCAAAGATTTTCATCAATCTTATAAAATAACATAGGAGTAGTAGCATCACCAAAAATATTATACAAAATAATAAAATGATTTATTAATAGATGAATTTTTAGTTCACCACTACTCTTATACCTTTTAAGTAACCTTTTAATATATTTAAAGTGTTTTAAATCTTTATCAAAATCATCCCTGGTTACTGCTTGCGGATTTTCATAATGTTTAATGGCAAAGAGGAGAAAGTTCTCCTCATTCAATTCAGTAAATTTCATTTAATTCATTATGCAACTACAGTGATTGTTCCAGCAGCAGTACCCTGAGTACCAGAGATAGCAACAGCTGAATCAGTTGCTGTTCCAGTTGCATCCTTCATAGTAGCACCACCTGGTTTCAGAATGTTCTGAGCAGCTATGGATAGTACATCATTTGCGGCCGTTGCTGCGTTAGCAGCAGCGATTGCGAGTGAGAATACTAATTCATTAGTACCTGTTCCACTAGCATATACTAGAGTATGTGGTCCTCTACCAGATCCACTTCCTTGGTTTCCGTTAGTAACTGCAAGTGTTGGACTTCCAGTAATAGTAACAGCCTCATTGTATCTAACTCTAACAGATAAAGTAAATCCAGCGGACTTATCAGCAGCAGTTGTAATCCATTCTACTTCAGTTACATCAGCTGCACCAATATCAGTTGAAAGACTACCAATACATGCTAAAACTTCTGCTTGAGCACTAGTATTACCATTACCACTCCACGAAGAGCCAGCTTCTCTAACCCAACCAGACGCAGTAGCATAAACTTCCTTCTTTTCAGCAGTAGTCAGCCACTTTGGCTTAGACTCATCTGCGTCAGATTTTCCCCAAAGTGCCATGTTTCTCTCTCTTTTGATTACTTTGATATAGAAATATTTATAAAAAATATAATACCTATTATCCTACAGGTATGCCTTAGAAATATTAGTAGCAAAACCAATTACAGTAACACCAGCAGCTAAAACTGCGGCAGCACCAATAACCCATTTCTCTACTGCTTTAAGTCTCTCACGCAAGTCTTCTTGCTTCTCCTCAAGACGTTCTATTTTAAGTTGCATTACAGTTATTTTAACTTCCTGTGATGCATCAAGTCCCATTTCAGTCATGATACAAAATCGTCAGCTTTAACTTCACGATTACGAATTGCTTTTGCTACTTGCTCGAACAATTGATCATCTACATCTGTCTTAGTAGTCTTAACTGCTTTAGCAAGAACTGTCAAACAAATCTCAACTAATCGGTCTCCGATTGCTGCATCATTAGGAATAGAATCAACAGCATCTTTAATAATCTTAGATGCAAAAGGTAAAAATGATTTCAACATAATATCTCAATTTTTAATACTGCATATCTATATAGCGAAATCAGTTTTTATTTGATACCCACTTACCATCCACTAATTTCTTAACTTCACCCGGTCTCAATCTATTCTTTTGCCTTTCCTTAGCAGAAACTGCATCCTTAGTAAATTCTTTCCACTTTTTACCGTGCTTCATACGGAGATTTTTATTAGAAATCTCCTTTTCTTTAGCAGCATCCTTCAATTTCTGTTTAGTGGTATCAAAAGTATCCCCATACTTCTCTTGAATACCCATCAATCAGACTCACCAGCCCTTGGCTTATAAGGATTATCAGCTGGTTTCCTTGATGCTGCCCTTCTAGCTCTCTCAGCTTTCCATTCAGCCTTCTGATCATCAGTTGCTTTAGGAATATCACTAGCCATTACACCACCACCCTTTCTAATAGAATCAATGGTATTAGAAAGAGCTTTATCTTTATACTCTTCTTTCTTAATTTTTGACCTTGCAATCCTTCTATCAAGACCTACCTCATGGTCTAAGGCTTTCTGAGTACCTTGAATATCAGTAAGAATATCTCTACCCTTTCTAATATTCTCCTGCTTCTTCCTATCCTTATCAGTCATAGAATTTTTGGATCTATCAGAAGCAGATCTTAACTTTTTAGCTCCGGGACTTCCTAAAACTCCTTCACTAACCTTATACTCTTCATAAGCATATTTGTCATCCGACTTGCTTGTATCACCCTTCTTCTTGGCTGTCTTAGCAGCCACAGCATACATTACATCTGGCGCATCCTTACCATATCTCTTCTTAAAGGAATCTTTTTTTTTAGTAAGAGCCTTAATAACTTCTGATGTTTTCTTAGACTCATAACTCTCAGTATGTTCCTTCTTCTCATCTACATGATCAAACTTTGTATATTTTTTATCACCAGATTTATATTTTTGCCAAGCTGGAGTATTTGCCTTCTTATCAGCATTTGATACCCTATAGCGATTATCCTTAGGCTTTAATGGATTACCCTTTTCATCATGTCCTGGATAAGTTGCTTCATTAGTCACTTTCAAACCACGCTTCTTAGCATCTGCTTCTGCCTTACGTGCTAAGTCACGACCTCTATCCTCTTTAGTAGAATTAGCTTTCTCCCAATCCTTCTCTGCCTTACGTGCTAAGTCACGACCTCTATCCTCTTTAGCACGCAACTCTGCATCAGAACCTTCTCTGACATCCTTATTAATTTCTTCTTTATGAGTTCCACCACACTTAGCACATGGAATTTTATGACCTACTCCACCAGGTCCACATCCCTTACAAATACAATCATCACATTTACCTTCTTCACTAATAGAAATCAATTTACCACCCATAGAAGCAATCACACTCTCCATCTTATCACCCAAAGAAGGATTAATGGTGACTTTATTATTTACAGGTTTTTCTGTTACTTCTCGTTTAGACTTAAGATCAGTAGTAGGTTTTGAATTACTAATATCTTCAGGAACACCTTCTACTTCACGTAAATCGTATCTCCAGTTAGAAATTTTGCCCATTAATCAGATACTCTTTTTCTTATATCTATTTAGAAACTCTTTAATATTAAAATTATTAATCTTTTTCTGTCCTGGAACTGATGACTGTACATTCTTTCTATAACCAGAAGTTCCTACAAGAGTATTTGGATGTTTTTCATCCCTCATTCTTTTCTTCATACGGACTTCAGTATATTCATTCAGATCTTTAATCCAAGACTTGAACATAATATTATTTTCTGTTACACAAATTAAATAATTAGTCCCTCTACGCATCACCTTACCAATCAAACCAGTATTTAAATTTTCAACTAATTGATTAACTTTAAAAATCTTACCTGATACATAATTCTCTCTAAGATTTTTCCAATCAAACTTAGGTGCAATCTCCCAGAGATTCCAACCTTCAAACACATTCATTTGTGTACGAACTGTATTAAAAAGTTGCTTCGTTATTTTATCATCTAATGAATTGGGAATACCTTTACGGAATGAATCAAAATCATTTTCCGCAGCTGCTAATCTCATCTTAGATGCAGACATACCTTCTACACCTTCACCATCAGGATCTCTTTCCCCTGCAGATATAGTTTCTAGATTACCAAAATTATAAAGTTTACCATTATAATTCTTTGATAGTTTATCAAACTCACTTATCCTATCATCACCAACTACAATCTTTACATTATTAAATCCATCATCATATGCTTGCTTTAGAGCATCAAAGATTGTCTTTGCATTTGGATCATTAACAATATGAGTAGCATAATCTGGGAACATCTTTCCCATAACTTCAACTTTCTGTTCTGGTTCTAATGGATTCTTCTTAGAATCTTGAGACCTTGAAGGATATATTCTTAATTGTCCACCACCAGATGCTTTCTTTGCAGTATCTAAAAGTTTTTTATGTCCAACTGTGGGTGGATTAAATCTACCAAACACAATGGTCATATTACCACGACCCTCTTTAGGAGAACCATCAGCATTTGATGGTGGTGGAGGAGCTGCTCCTCCTCCAATATCAGAAGAAGGTTCTGCAATATCAGACTTTACTGGTTCTTTTTCAATTCTCTTTTCCGTTTCTGGATTCGATTTAATAGCACCTTTTGGATTTTCCTGTTGAGCACCACTCTTCTTTGAATTGGCCTCTTCAGCTTCCTTCTTATCATATATTTTTAATTTTCCGTGATCAGTTTTCGCTACTATTTTTCCAGTATGATCAATCCAATTTCCATGACCATCACCCTTCCATCCCTTACGAGCAGCATCCTTCGCCGGTTGGGAAGGTGCTTCTGATAAAAAATTAAGAAAAGATTTCATTATTATTAAATGTTTTCATCTTTATATATTTATCTCAATCTTCCCAGCTACTTACAATCTCCTCAATACGAGATTTCTCAGCTTCAGAGAATTCTAAACCTTCTTTATTTAAAAGTTCTTGTCTACGTGATTTAGGATCTTTAATAGCAATTCTACGTTGCATCTGCTTATTAGTTTCTTTCTCATCACCAGAAGCAGCTGCTCCTCTCTCTTTATCATAAGCTTTATCAGCCTGACGTTCCATCTTTTCTTTAGGAAGAGGTTGGAAGTCTTCAATCATTTTAAGAAGATTGGATACAATAACCATCCTATCTTCTGCAATTAATGCTGCATGAATTCTTTCATTACCAACATCATGACTAACTCTATCACTCCACTTCTCAGTTAGTTGCTTTCCTTTTCTATATTGAGCAAATGACTCAATAGCAACTCTACTAGACTTTTCTAGAACTTTACTAAAGGCAGAATCAAAACCTTCACTAATTCTATCAATCTTAGAAATTCTAAAATTGGATTGATCAGCCTTAAGTGATTCAGAGAAAATATTCTTTATAATAGAAATAGAATCATCAACACTAAAACCATTACCAAACATCCCTTCTATAATTTCTTCAGCAATATCCTGAAGATCTGAATCAGTAATCTGAGAAAGATTCATCTCACTAAAACCATCTCTGGCGTTAGTAATCTCATCTTTTATCTCAGAACTATGAACTGCAGAATACACCTTATACAGGTCTTTCATATCTGACATCGGTCTAACAATAGCTTATCTTTCTATATTTATAATGATACATCCTTCATACTTTTATTTTTAATTATAATTTGATTGTTTTCATAATCAGCAACAAATTCTAACACATCTCCCCATCCCCAACACATCTCTTCATACATTGCATTAAGACGACGCATATCTTCATATACATCAGTTGTATTTTCTTGTTTAATAGGATCATTCATTTAGTTTTCCCTTATAAAACACATTATCATTATTATCAACAATACTATACCACCACCCCTCATCATCTTTCTTACGAATTTCTAATAATATCTCTGTTCCAGTTTTAGTTACTGTTGCCCATACACGCTGCCATCTATCATCTTCTTCATTATAACGAAAACCCCTTTCTTCTAATTCAATAATATAAGGATCTGGTTTTTCTTTCTCAGGAGGTAATTCCCAAAATTTATACCATGTCACAATAATATTGCTCCAATAATAAATCCCTTAGCAAATGAAATACAAACTACTTGATAGTCAGTCAATCCAAATTTATCCTGACACTTTTTAATAATTTTTTTATCCCATTCGACTACTTTGTCGAATCCAGCTTTTACTTTTCCCATCTCTTATTCCCATATAGTATTATTTAGATATTCGTTTTTTGACATTCTCCAATAACCCATGCACCAATATTATGTCCACTAATAATATCAAGAGTATCTTTCACAGCATCAGGAGGAACTACCAGACAATACCCAATACCAAGATTAAATATATTTCTCATCTCCTCTTCTGATACATTACCAGCCTTTGCAATACTATTAAAGATTTCTGGACGTTCCCAAGAAGAATAGTCAACATCAACTGTAAGACCTTCTGGTAAACATCTTGGAAGGTTCTCAGGCAATCCACCACCTGTAATGTGTGCCATGCCTAGGATAGGAACCTCATCCAATAAATCTGCAACTAAAGGAGCATAGATTCTGGTTGGTGTTATTAACTCAGGAGTATCATCAACAAATAATATCTGATGAAATAATAACTTATTGATTAAACTAAATCCATTACTATGAAGTCCACTGCTAGCAAGTCCAATAACCTTATCTCCTGGTTTGATAAGACTTCCATCAACTATATCAAACTCCTCTACAATACCAGTACAAAATCCTGCAAGATCATATTTCCCCTTATCATACATCCCTGGCATTTCTGCAGTCTCTCCACCCAGAAGATTCATACCAGACTGATTACATCCTTCTAAAATACCTTCTATTACTGCTTCTAATACTAATGAATCTAACTTTCCTGTTGCAATATAATCAAGGAAGTATAATGGTTTTGCACCACTAGTAATCACATCATTAACACACATTGCAACAAGATCAATACCTACACCTTTATGTGAGTTATGAGTATTATCAGCACCAGCTACATTCAATTTGGTTCCTACTCCATCAGTACCAGAAACCAATACTGGCCTTTCATATCCAGTAGGAACTTTCATCATTCCATTGAACCCACCAATGGTAGGAACGATCTGTTTAATCCTATTTACAAATTCTCTTCCAGCCTCAATATCAACACCAGAATCTTTATAATTCATTTTCTTTATCATCTATTTTATCTGGACACATTAAAGCAGCTGATAATTCTTTAGCATGTAAATTATGAGAGATCAATTTATTCATCCATATTCTCTCATCCAAAGTAACTGGACCACCAGAACTAATTCGACAACAAATATCTACTAATTCAATTCTATATTTTGTACTTAGCATTGTTTTCACAAATCTCCTTCTTTACGATTTTCTGAATTATATACATCAAACTCTCCACCAGGATATCTTGCTTTTAATTTCTCTACATTCATCTCAATGATCTCATTAAAATCTGTATCAAGTGACATACATGCTTGAGCAACATACCACATAATATCTCCTAGTTCTCTCTTCATATGAAAAATATTTTCATCATTAACAGGTTTACCTTGGAATACAATCTTCTTTACTACCTCAGTAAACTCACCACCTTCAGCACAAATACCAAGAGCAGCAGTTAGAAGACGTTCTATAGGAACACTTTTCTCTAATTCAAATACTCTCTTATCAAAATCATTATAATTCTTTGATTCATTGCTAGTAACAGCATCAACAAACTCAATATACTTATCCGAATCAATTTGCTTGCTCATCATTTACCTCCTTAACTCTATCACGAATATCACGATGTAGCCTATTCAAAGCTTCTCTTACCTCAGAAGTTTCTTCCCACTCCCAAGTTTCCTCATTTCCCTTTTTTTCTTTTTTAAATGATTTTTTACTCATTAGAATTTAAAGTCATTAAATGATTTTTTAGATCTTTTCTCTTCATTATTATACTCCTCTTCGTGGCCACTGTCAACAATATCTTCCTGAGCACTCTGCTCACAATCATACAATCTCATCTTGGCACGATCAATACCCACAACAAACCTCTTATAGATTGTTGGATCATTATATCTATTTTTTAATTGCTTCACAAGTATCTGTCCCAATGATTCAAGCTCTTCAGTTGAAATAAGAGCAAACATAAGATCAGCAGTAGCAGGCAACCCAAAGGACTCACTTGTATCAGTAAGCTCAACATCAGAGCTACCGAAACCAGAACGAGTGGTCTGTGTGGCAGAAACGATAGGGACGTTTGCTTCAACAGCCAACCCTCTAAGCTCTTCAGCAATTGATTTAATATAAGAATAAGAATTAATATTAGAACCAGCCTTATATCTAGATGATGAACATATATTCAAATAATCAATAAAGATTATATCTGGTTTAAATGTCTTCTTCAATGACAACTCATTAAGAAGAGATTTAAAATGTCCACTATGTGCAGCTGCTGTAGGATATTCCTTAATAATTAAAGTACCCTGTGTCTTATTAGCAAGATTTATTACCTTCTTATCAAACATCTGTTTAGGAAGATCTACTATATCTTGTATTGGGACATTAAGAAGATTAGCATCGATCCTCTCCGCAATCTTTTCTTCTGCCATTTCGAGCGTGATGTAAAGGACGTTTTTTCCCTGGAGCAAAGCACTGCTTGCCACATGACACATGAATAAAGACTTTCCAACACCTGTGCCAGCCAAAGCAATGTTGAGAGTCTTATTCGGTAAACCACCCTTTGTAATTTTATTAAAGTATTCAAGGTCAAACTCAATCTTGTCTTCTTTTCTGTGATACGACTCATAACGTTCCTCATAATCATTTAGATAATCATGTCCAATATGATTATCAAAACTTACAGCAAGAGCATCCGAAAGAATAGATGGAATAGCATCTTGTGTCTTCTCATCTCCACCACCATCTGCAATAGATATAGATTCTAATAATGCAAGATAAATTGCACGATCTCTACACCACTTCTCAGTGGTATCAATCAACCAATTAAATTCAGCAGGATCACTATCAAGACAACCAATCAAATGAGTAACTTCTTTAAATGAAGATTCATTAATATCTTTTCTTTTCTCTAATTCAATACAAAGAACTTCCTTTGTAGGAACTTTATTATATTCATTTACAAAATTAGATATTTCCTCAAAAACAATTTTCTGATTAGTATCTTGAAAATATTCCCCTTTTAAAAATGGTATAGATTTCCTTAAATAATCCTCATTATACAAAAGATTTTTTAAAACAAGAAACTCAATTTTATCCATAATGAAGATAAGTACTCAAAATATATTTTTTATTATTTGTTGGTGGCAATCCAGAATGAGGGTACTGCCAAGTTGGTGAGAATACTACTACTCTACCACATTTTGGATCAACACTCAAGTTCTGTAAAGGAAATAATGTATTACCATCATTATCATTCAAATAATAAAGGAATGCCAATGCTCTACGAGCAGAAGAATAATCTGTTACATCAACATGCTCATCAAATCTTTCATCACCACTCGTATCATACCTTTTAATTCTAAACTCTTCCATCATCTTAATTCTTGGAAGGTATTTATTTTTTATATCAGCACTATACTTACCATAAGCTAACCTAGTAAAATTAACCAATTCCCTAACTAACTCTGGATAGTTGGAATTTATATTCATTTGTGTAAAACAAGGTTTATAATTTTCATTTATAAACTCATGACAATCTGAAGAATCTTCAAATAAATTAATAAGACTTGTGCATATATTTGATGGAATTATTCCATCATAAACACCCACCATAAGAGAATTCCCTTCCCGCAATTTCATCCAATTTCTCCAGAACTTCTTGTGTGAAGTATGTTTCCGGATCTTTATATATCGCTTTGGCATATACTTTCTTGCCATTCATTTCATAGCGACCTGCTACATTTTTCCAAAGTCCGCCAATCTCACCGAGTTCAAGAAGACCATAATATCGATCAAGACCACGAGCATCATAATACAAACGTACCTCAACCTGCTTGTTCTCCTTACTTAGCCGCGATTTGTGAGTCTTTGCTTTAATAATATTTCCGATGACTTCTGTTCCATCCTTCTCCTTTTTCTTTCCGAGATAAATGATTGTACTTGCTGCATACTTGAGACCCGAACCTCCTCCCATTTCTTTTGTAGGGACATAAGAACCAATGACGTCATAGGTATGATTTGTTACTATAAGTGGAATATTTGCTTGACCAAGTTTTAAGGTTAACATTCTAAATGCTCCTTTAACAAGTTGGGATTTGGTCATATCCCTAACCTGTTTCTCATCTAATGCATCTCTAATCTCTTTCTCTGTAGAAAGCATTCCAAGAGAGTCTAACACAAACATACAAGGTTTGCGATCGCTCTCAGACATCTGTAAATATTTATCAACAGCCTTAAGTGCTTTCTGCCTAAACTCCTCAATGGTTACTACATTAACTACAACAAGCCTAGTAGTATCAATACCACGACTATCTAAAAGTGACCTAGTAATGCTAGCCTCAGTGTCAAAATAGAGTACATAAGCGGAGGGATTAGTATCCAAGAAGTTCTTGACAACGGCGAGAGAGAAAAAAGTTTTTCCAGTGCTACTTTCTCCAGCAATGGCAGTAATGCGATTAGAAGACACGCCCCCAAATATAGAGCCTGAACACAACCCATTAAAGATATAACTTCCTGTATCAACGTATTGTTCGACTTCAACAATTTCTGACGCCAGTTTTGTAAAATCGTCTCCAATTTCATTTACAATATCTTTTAAGAAATTCATCTAAATTTTAATTAATAAATCTATATATTAATACTCCCCCGACTGGAATCGAACCAGTAACATCAAAGTTAACAGCTTTGCGCTCTGCCTGATTGAGCTACAGGGGATTGTGTGTATATTATACATCACATGAAATTTTATGTCAATTAAAAAAGGAATCTAAAGTTGTAGTCCTCTCAACTCTCCATCCAATAGCATCCAATATAACTTTTAATGGGTCAAGAAAAGCTTTACTAAATTGTAAATCATAATCAATATACTTACTAAGACCCAACTCTAATGGAAAATCAGAAATAAAAGAAATAACATTCTCCCTAATAGGATTAGCCTTCTTCAAATAACAGAATTTAATCTTCTCTCCATTCTGAATAAGTGAATACTTGTTATCCAATTTTTTCTCTTTAATATAATAATTAAATAACAATGCTCCTCTAGAATGAATAGGAGTACCTTTTGAATAAATTGTTACAGTAGACTTATACTTATTAACATCAGATACAGTGCGGGGAAATGATATATCTTCAGGAGGAAGTGAATTAAACTTTCTACGACAATTCTCAATATATTCAATAACATCATTCTCTGTACCATTCATCATAAGTTTCAGAGCATCTTTAATCATTGACCTACAAGGTGCAGGAGTAGAAGACTTAACAGCCTCAATACCCATTATCTTCAACTTAGGTTCTTCATACCTAACACCTTCACTATCCCATACATTAAGAATATACCTCTTCTTAGCAGTCCAAATACCACGATCAGCAATATTCTCACGCTTCATCTCCATCTTTTGAGCATAAGCATTTACATAATCTGCCAACTCATCATACGAAGATTCAATAAAAGGTTCTAATTTATCCTGACAAATCCTATCTAAAATAGAAACAACCTTAACTTTATCACCAACCTTATCACCAAAAAATTTTTCAACCAAAGGTCCAAAATTAATATAAATCGAATCAGTATCTGATGCTACAACATAATCTACATTTTCACTCTTAAGTAAATCATTCAAATACCCATTTACCTTATTCTCAATCCAACGAATAGATACCTGACCAGACAAAGTGATTGCCTCAGCATTTGCTAGTTTATAATATCTGAAATATTGATTTCCGATTGACCCATAGGCAGAGTTAAGAGCAATCTTCTTTGCCATCTGAAAGTTTGTATACTTAGTAATATCCTTTACAGTCTGCTTATGTAAATCTTTCAACGCCCTATTAGATAAGTGTTGATAGGGATTGTCCTTAGATACTTCTATTTCAGTCTCAGGACCTTCACCACTCCCACCGATTAAATAACCCATACTTATATATTCCTATAATGTTATATCTTACTGAAATACCAGCCACAAGCGTTACCACTTTCAATAGTAACCCTTCTCCTGGCACCAGTAAAAACTGTATTAGGGTTAAATCCCCTATCAATAGCAAACCGCTTCAAGCTAGGTATCAAAAAAGAATGCCCTTCTGGCGACACAGCCACCCACTTAACATCTCCATTAGCAGCTCTATCACTTAACAATTTACCATGCTCAGGGCGCTTCTTACCAGTGTTAACTTCAATAGCTCTCTTCAAGTTTTCCCTACTAATTCTATCATAATATTCAGGGTTAGACAATCGGGTTTTCCTGACCCCCTTACTAACTTTCTTTTTTGTCTCTTCATTCATCATGGGGTTATTTTTCCCAGTTACATCAACGTGGCTCCAACCTCCTTCACCACCCAGTGTCATATTATATGTATTAGAGTCATTAACAACATCTTCTGTTATAACAAATTTCTCAAACGAATACATCTCTTCTTCTGTATCAAAAAACTTTAAGTTTTCTCTAACAAACCTGTCAGCCCCATACAATTTCACAGCCCTTCTCAACCCAACACCAGAGCCAAGATACTTATCATCTTTATCACCACTATGGACACCATAATAAACTTTACCATTTACAAGGTTAGTTGTCTTATAATAAATATACATGGGTAACCAGTGTGTTAGTATTATTTATACAAGTAACTTAGGAAATCAGTGTGTTTGTAGCATAAGGTATTATTCCTTTCCCATCCTTCTTTTC